GGGTGTCAGGCGGCGGGGGTGGTCTCGGCGGGCGCGGGCTGGACGGCGACCCATTCGTTGTCCTGCTCGTTGAAGACCACGTGCAGGTTGTCCTCGACGCGGAATCCGATCCCGGCGCTCGCGGCGACGTTCAGGCCCAGTGCCAGCCGGGTCGCCCACTCGGGGGCCCTCTTGGCCTGCCGCTCGGCCCGCGCCTTGGCGTAGTCCTCGTCCCACTTCTTCGGGTCGTGGCCGGCCTCCTCGGCGGCGTCCCAGGCCCATTCACCGATCTCACCGGAGTCGAGCTGCTCGGCCGTGTCCGCGACAACCTGCCGGGCGACCCGCGGGTCGACGTGGTGAAGGGCGTCGAGGTAGCGGTAGGCGACCCAGTTGGCGACGCCGATGCGGATATGCGCGTTCCAGAGGTCCTGGTCGGTGCTGTAGTCCGTTTCCCTCAGGTCGCTGCCGGACCGCAGGACTTCTTCCAGCAATGCGGCGAGTTCGGCGTGGACGTCCTTGGGTGCCTCGAACGAGGAGCTGTAGTCCGGCTTCGGGAGGCTCGCCATGTCGACGTCCTTGCTGCCGGCGGCGAGGGTCCGCAGCCACTGGTCTCGGGCGTCGTCGAAGCTCTTCAGGCCGATGCCGGTGATGCGGACGGGCATGATGGCGCCGATGAAGTCCTCGCCGTACAGCAGGGCGGCCTGGTGGTCGGCGGTGACGCGGATGCGGACGATGTTCTCGGTGGAGGCGAAGCGGCCGAGGAACCGGCTGTGGTAGGCGGGGAAGGGGTCGCCGTCCGCGGTCTGCTCGGTCAGGTTGCGGAGGATTCCGCGCCAGTCGGGGAACTCCAGGCTGGTGTTGACCATGACGGAGAAGGTGCTGCGACGGCCATCGAACAGGACCCGGTCTTCGCTGGTGCTGATGGTGACGAGCTCGGCGCCCTTCATGGTGCTGACCCATTCGCGGAGGGCCTTGAGCTGGTTGCCGGGGATGGTGCGTGCCCACGGCTGGCCGTCCCGGTCGTCGGAGTCGAGCTCGTAGCGGGCGACGGCCATGGTGTACCGGTCGGAGGCGACGGCGTACAGGTAGCGGGCGTCGACGTCGAGGCGGATGCCGTGGAGCTGCTCGATGTGATTGTCGGCAGCGTGGTCGATCGTCTTGTCGATGAGCTGGCCGAGCTGGTGGGCGTTGATCGTGGCAGTCATTGCTGCTCCTTCTGGGATGCTTGTGGTGCGCCCCGCCGAATTCGCCTCGGCGGGGCGCCCTGCTGGCTGGGTGGTGCGCCGGGTCGGGGGCCGGTGCCATCCGCCGGCCCGGCGAGCTGTTAGGCGGTGGTGCGCCTCAGGTGGCGTCCCAGCGCGAGGAGGGCGAGGGACAGGGCGGCTGCGGCGGCGACGGCCGTCCAGGCGGCGATCACGAGGTGGCCTGCGCAGCGGCCTGCGCGGTGCGGACCGCGTACTGCTCGTAGGTCTCGACCAGGCCGGCGGCGACCGAAGCCGCGTAGTCGGCGCACACGACGGCCTTACGGAGCGCGGCCGACGGCTTGGCTGGCAGGGTGAGCAGCGGGCCGTGGTCGCGGTACACGTCCGGCAGCGGCACTGCCGTGTCAGCGCCAAGCGGCGTGGTGTTCATCAGCGGCTCACCCGCCTCCGACCAGGCGCCGGTCCACGACCAGACCACGCCCGTCACGTCGGCGAACTGGCGGCCGAGGTCGAAGGTGATGCCGTCGTGTATGTAGTCGGTCACGATGCGGCCTCCGGGTCCGTGCTGCCGTAGAGGAACTTGAAGAGCGCCTGCTGGAGGTCGACGAAGTCGAGGCCGTGGCTGATCGGCGGGTACCCGTGGTCCTTCAGGACGTTGGCGACGTCGTGGGTGAGGCCGAAGATGAATCGGGGGTCGGCATCCGACTGAGGCCGGATCGGGTATGCGCGGTCGGTCACGATGCGGCCTCCGGGATCACGTCGATGTGGGTGAGGCAGATGCCGCCCGCGTAGCCCTCGACCGACACGACCGGGGCTCCGTGGCCGAGGGTCCAGGCCGGGGTGCGGGTGACCGTCTCCAGGCGTGCCTCTGCAGCCATCGCCGCGTCGAACTCGGGTCGGCAGGTGGGGTAGGCGACGACCGGCGTGCCGACCGGGTACAGGGCGTTGAACTCGTCGGCGGTCACGATGCGGCCTCCGTGTCGCGGGGCGGGCAGGCGGGGCAGACGCAGCCGGGGATGGTGAAAGCCGAGTCGGCGTCGAGGTCGAGGAGCGCGTGGCGCTGCTCGGCGAGGAGGCCATCACGGGTGCGCTTCGCCTTCAGCTCGGCGATCTCCGCGGCCACCTGCTCGGCCGATACGTCCAGGCGGGAGAGGTCGGCGGCGGTCATCGGGCACCGCCCTCGAAGTCGCTGAGGGTCACGACGTCACCCGGGCGGATGCGGTCCGCGATAGCCGCCACGTCCTGCCACTCGGCCAGTACGGAGGCGACGCGGTTCAGGACGTCATCGGTGGGGTCCTGGTGCCAGTAGCCGAGCAACGCGCAGGCCAGCTCGCTCGCCAGGTTCTCGCGCTCGGCAGGCTCCAGGTTGGAGCGCCAGCTCATTAGGTCTCGGAGGCTCATCGCGCACCGTCCTTCGAGGTCACGATCAGGCCGGGGTTGTGGGCGGCGAGCAGCTTGTTCGCGCGGTGCAGCTCGGCGAGGGTCTGCTCGCGGTCGGCCTGGTCCTCGTGCCGCAGCAGCGCCGTACCGACCGGGGCGTGGTAGCGGGCCGCGTCCGACGCCGCGAACGTCGCGTCCATCTCGGCCTGCAGCACGTGGAGCGGGATCCGCGTGCCGATCATTTGCGTGATCCGGTCCGGCATCGGGACCTGCGGGAAGTCGACGGAAATCACGCGGTCACCGCCGTCGGCTCCTCGGTGCGAGCCGCGTACAGGGCCTCACGGTGGTCGTTCATCGCAGCCTCGCGGGAACCTGACCTCTTCGACGAGCGGTTGAGCACGTAGCCGCCGAGCCACATTCCGGCGTGCCGCTTGTCGTCGCTCTCGTCGAAGATGACGGTGTCGTAGTAGCCACCGCCGATGCGGACCGTCGAGACCAGCAGGTTCTTGGTGTCAGTGATGACCGGGGTCTGCCGGACGATCTCCGGGAGGCCGGTAGGGGATACTCGGGACACTGGGTCCTCTTCTCTCTCGCAGATGGGTTGCGTGTAGAGGGGTGGAACTCGGAGGGCCGTCTGCCGGTGTGTGAGAGCCCGGCGGCGGCCCGCACGGCCGACTAGGCGGCGGAGGCCAGAGCGGCTGTCTTGGGGGCCGCCTTCTTGCGCGGCTTACGCGTGCGGCTGATGCGGGTGGAGACCTGGCGGTTCATCTCGGCGATCTCAGCCAGGTCGCTCTCGCTGAACATCAGCTGTCCGCCGAGGCGGTGGCAGGGGAACGGGTTGTGCTCGCGGTTCACGCCGTCGCGGAGCCATCGCTGGCCTCGCTTGTCATCCGGGTTCTCCGTGGCGAGCCCGAGCTTCACCGTCGCCTGCTTGACGTTGTAGAAGGTTCCGAGCTGAGCGGGAGCCGTCCTGCGGGCGGTCATGTCACCTCTTCTCTCTTGATGGGTTGAGGAGCCGGGTGTCGTCCGGCTCTATGCCGAGGGCTTTGCGCAGCCGGGCGTAGGTGCCGGGCTTCATGCGGGTGCGGTAACCGGTTTCGAGGTGGCTGAGGTAGCAGCGGCTTATGCCGGCCTTCTCTGCCGCCTCGTGCGTCTCAAGACCTGCGTGCATGCGGGCCTTTCGGATCTCCGCCCCGTTCACCTGGTAGGTGGGAGGGGGTTGCTCCATGCCCGCTAAGTTAGCGGGAAGTAGCGGCCGTGTCTAGCGTTTGCTCGCAACCTCTAGCGGATTCTCGCGCCCTGGTTCTCAGGGCGTCGGCTAGCGTGAACCGGTCACTGTTAGTGCCTATGGCGTCGCGTTCTGGCCTCTTCTGGCCCCGGTTCTGGCTGGTCCTAGCGGGTCCTGCCAAGATGACCCCATGGCCACCCCCGACCTTGAGCGGCTCGCGGAAGTAGTGCAGCGTCGCCGCATCGAACTGAAGCTAGGCATCGAGCCCGCCGCGAAGCGGGGCGGGATGAGCAAGGACACCTGGAAGCGTGTGGAAGCGGGCCTGAACGTCCGCGACACGTCCTATACGGGTGTCGAGCAAGCCCTGGAGTGGGCGCCCGGGAGCTGCAGCGCCGTACTGCGCGGGCGTGAACCGGTACCGAGTGAACCGATGGCGGACGATCCCCGCGTCAAGATCAGCAAGATCCCGCTCGAGGAGCTCGAGCGGGTCATCGGGGACTCCGTGCAGAGCGCCGCCATCGCGACGCGGGGCGACCTGACCGCTGAGGACTTGCTGAAGCTGAACCGGCGGGTCCTGGAGGAGTTGCGCGTCCGCGGTGTCATCTGAGGGCAGAACTCCACCCGAATGGCGTACAACCATTCAGCGACACCCGGAACTTGTTGAATCTGATCCAAACTCTTGCGTCGTCCCTGGTCCCAAGCGGCGCTGAACATGGCAAAGTCATAGTCACCTTGGGGGTTCCCCGTCATCCCGGAAGGGGGAACTCATCATGCGCAGCAGTCTGCTCATAGCCGACATGGGCCCACAGTTCGATGGGTGGGCAGGAGAGGTCAATGGGAAGATGATCTGTGTAGCTCCTCCCGGTGTCGAGCAAGACGCCAGCCGGCGCCGCGCCATGCTCGAGGTCGTGAGGAGCAGTGGTAGAAACTGCGGAACGTGCCGAGGTTGCGCGATGGCCTTCGGGGAGTGACGCAGACGGTCGTGGGAGCTCCGGCTGGCATGGGGGCCGCCGGACTGCCACGGCACCCGAGCAAGGGGGCGAACGATGCCGTGGGTGGAGTGGCGTGGCAACAGCTGCCGGGTCCGGTGGGATACCGGCCGCGTCAACCCGGATACCGGCAAGAAGATCTACGAGAGTCACTCCCGATCGGACTGGACCGAGGAAGAGGCGTACAACTACGGCCTCGACCGTGAGAGCGACATCCGTAACCACCGTCATGTCGCGAAAGCCGACGGCCGGATCACCTTCCGGGCGTGGGCGGATCTCTGGATCCAGACGATCGACCTCGACCCCTCCAGCATCCACAGCTACCGGAAGTACCTGCGCGCCCAGTTGCTCCCACAGTGGGGCGACACCCCGCTGAACGAGATCACGACGCTGCAGTACCAGGCATGGATGCGGCGCCTGAATGCCGCTCACAAGCCCAACTACGTCCGCAGCCTTCGCATCCTCTTCGGGATGCTGATGGACGATGCGGTCACGCACCGCCCCCCGCTGCTGCCCGTCTCGCCTGTACCTGTCGAGAAACGCCGCCGCGGCCGGTACGTCAGACCGGAACGGGAGAAGAAGGTCGACGTCCCCACGTCCGACCTGCATCAGCTAGCCGAGAACGCTCGCCACGTGTGGGGCTTCACCGGGTACGTCTTCCAGCTCACCAAGGCGTACACCGGTATGAGGCTGGGGGAGATGTACGGCCTCCGCCGCGAGTACGGGGGCGGTAACTGGCCCGAGTCTGAGCCGGATCTCGATGTGCGCGACGAGGCCCTCGAGCGGTACTGCGGCACCGACCCGCTGGATCTCTTGCGGGTGCAGTGGCAGCACAAGTACGTGAAGGATCCGGAGAACCCGGATGCGCCCGGTGTGCCGACCCTGACGCCACCCAAGTACGGGAGCGTCAGGACTCTGGTAATCCCGCCGTTTCTCGCAGCGCTTCACCGGGAGCTCCTGGCTTCGCACGACTCGGAATGGTTCTTCCCTGCCATGGACGGCGGCCCGCTGCTGACCACGGACTTCAACACCTACTACTGGAAGCCGGTGCGGGACGGAGCCGAGGAGCGGGTTGGCCGCTACGCGCGACCGAAGCTGCCGGCCGTGAAGTCGTTCGCCGGCAAGCGCATTCACCTCGTCCGTCACGCCCACGGGCCGCACCTGGAAGAGGACGGCGTGGCGGACTTCGCCATCGAGGACAGGCTGGGGCATGTGCCTCAGGGGGTTCGCGGTGTCTACCGGCAGGTGACGCGCGAGATGGAACGCAAGGTCGTGGACGTGTTGCAGAAACGGTGGGAGAGGGAAGAAGCCCGCCGTAGGGCGAATGGCGTGTAGCGGCTATCTCCCATCCGTCTCCCATAGGGGAAGGGGGAGCGGCATCGCCCCCAGCTCAAGGCCATTCCGACCCGTCTCCCGGAGCGATCCACTGCATCACGCAGCAGCAGCCGAAGGTTGGGCCCTGACCTGCTGACCAGCGCGTTGACCTGTGCCGATGCCCTCAGGGTCTAGCGGAAACTAGCGTTTGATAGCGGTCGCTTGCGTCTGCTCAGCATGATCATCTCCCATTCGTCTCCCATGGGGGAGAGGTGTGACTGCAGAAGCACCGGAGCCGACGCACATACCTTGGGGGCGAACAGCGTGCGCCGGCTCCGGCGTCTGATCCAACGAGCTCCTCGCACTTGCGTGCTGGTGTGAGGTTCACTCGTTGGGGTGGGTGCCCATCCGCCGGTGACGGGTACCCGGCGGGGTTGCCTCGCGAGCCGCTGCAATGGGGTGTGCGGCCGTGGGGCGACCCCTTCGGCGTCCTGGGACCTCAAGACGCCGAGCTCGTAGAGCCTCAAGTGCCGTTGGCATATTCGAACTACCCTTGCGAGGCTGGATATATCCAGCTCAAGGCGCGGCTTCTACCGTGCAAGCCTCACGTCTCTCAAGATCGACGCCAGGGGCCCCGATGGCAGCTGCGCTCTACCGTCGCATCGCTGCCCGCATCCAGCAGCGCATCGACGCCGGCGAGTGGCTCCCAGGCGAAGCGCTTCCGTCCCGGCGGCTTATGGCAACCGAGTACGGCGTGCACCCGCAGACCGTCCGGCTCGCCTACGTGCTGCTGCGGCGGGCGGGGATCCTCGACGGCGAGGAGCGGCAGGCCGTCTATGTGGCGCATCCTCCTGCTATGCGCACCCTCACCGACGCGGACGCCGACTGGCCCTATTCGTCGGAGACGACCGACACTCGCCCGCGGCCGGCCAGTGAGGAGCTTGCCGAGCGTCTCGGTGTGAGGCCGGGCGTGATGCTCCGGCACGAGACCGTGGAGTGTCTGGATCCGGGCGGACGTTCGGCGATGCTGGTGTGCTCGTGGTGGCAGGGTGCGCGACGGCAACATGCTGGCTGCATCGTGGAGATCGGCGTCATGCGCCTTGATGAGACGCAGGCACACGCGCTGGGCATGCTGGTGGACTCGCTCGCATACCGCCTCGTCAGAACGCGTCTGGACGCGCAAGGGCGACCCGTAGAGACTGCTGATCTCATCCTCCCGATGGATCGATGGCTCATCAGGCTGAAGTGACCCGCACAGGCGTATGCCCCACGAACGGACCTGACATCATCGTGCCGCACACATTCCACGCGACAACAGTGGTTGGCGCAATAGTTGTGGCGTGAACCGTTAGCGCCCCGTGTGCTTTCGTCACAGAAAGTATCCGCCTGCCGGGTCCGCCGTCCCGGCAGGCGGAGCTCAGGGGCAGCAGCGGCCGGCGTACACGGGAGTGTCGAGCACGTGCGCGCCGTCGCGGCCGCGGGAGACGCCGACGAGCCGGGCGCCGGTCGGGATCGCGCCGCCGCACCAGACGCAGTTCCATCCGGCGTACTGCCCGACGGTGAGTTCCTCGACGTCGGGGATCCGGCGAACGCCCTCTGCCGCGGTCGCGGCGGGCTCGGTAGCCTCGCTCATGCCGTCAGCCCTCCAGCTGGTGGCCACGCCCCCGGGCCGGTGCCGCCGGCCGCGGGGGTCTTCTGCTGGCCCGAGACTACGGCAGGCGTGCTATGGGGTGCTAGGTATGCCATGTCTCGCGTAGTGCGGTATGCCGTGCCTAGCGTGGCCTGGTGATCGAGTTCGCCCCTGACCAGCCACGATGGCGGCAGGTCGCCCAGGTGATCCGGGAACGGATCGCGGACGGCACCTACCCGCCGCGCACCCGCGTCCCGAGCGTCCTGCAGTTGCAGGCGGAGTTCGGGATCGCCGCGGCAACGGGGCAGAAGGTGCACCGCGCACTGCGCGAGGAGAAGCTCATCTACACCGAGCCGGGGCTGGGTAGCTTCGTTGCTCCGCAGGCCGTCGACTAGCCGTCGTTGTCAGACCTGTCGCCTACCCTGGACGGCATGGGTGGGGACCTGAGCGCCGAGGCGATCAACCAGGAGATCCGGGAGCTGTGGGCGCGTGCCGGGGGCCGTCTGTCGCCGGAGCAGCGGATGGAATACACGCGGCTTGTCGTGGCGTGGGCCGCGGCGTCGGGGCAGGATGAGGTCGCCGAGGCGGCATAGGATCCGCCCGTGGCAATCGAACTAACCCCAGACCTGATCCAGCTTGAAGAGCGCGCCTGGGCCGAGCAGCAGGCCGGCGCACTCACCGTGGAGACGGCGCTCGCCGTACAGCAGGCGATCACCGCGCACGCCGAGGCGACCGGAGAGAACCGGTACGAGCTCGAACGGGAGCTGAAGCGGCACGTCCGCCATCCGGAGTCCGAGGCCTGACACGTCTCCGCCCCGGTGCATCACGCCGGGGCGGGTCCGTGTAGCAGCGCCTGCCAGAAGGCGCGGATGTGATGGATCGAGTGTACGAGCGGGCACCGACAACGGCCGGGCGTCAGGCGGGACGTAGGGTCGACAGGGTGAGCAGCGAAATTCCGGTGCCGCGGGAAGAGCCTCCGTGGAGCGAGGGCCCGCAGCCGCGTGTGACGTCCTGGGTGCCCGGTCACCGGCCCGCGCTGCGGGTGTGGAACGGGCGGCGCTGGGTGTACGCCGAGGTGCAGGCACGTCACGATTACCCGCCTCCGGACGGCCGGGTCGTCTACCGCGTGCTGATGCGGGTCCGGGCCGATGTCCACTCGGTGCGCGCCTACCGGTGGCCGCAGCCGGGCCTGCGGGTTGCGCACGGGCCGCGTGAGCCGTCGGAGCAGCCGAGCCACATCGACTCGGCCACAGCCTGACCCGGCCGCGGGTACGAGGCCGGCTAGGACGCCTTCTTCTTCCGCGGGGCCGTCGTCTTCTTCGCCGTGGTCTTCTTGGCGGCCGCCTTCTTCGCGGGCTTCTTCGGGGCGGGTATCTCGTGCACGGTGGCGTGCTCCCCCGTCTCACCGCGGGACGCGCGGGCCTGCTCGACGCTCGCGTTGAGGGCGGCCATCAGGTCGACCAGCTGCCCCTCGGGCTCCGGCGCGGCGCCGCCTACGGTCTGCGGCTGGCGGTGCTCGGCCTTCGCGTGGATGAGCTCCTCGAGGGCCTCGCGGTACTCGTCCCGGAACTCTTCGAGGGTGTCGGTGGTCATGGCGTCGATCAGCGCGACGGCGCCGTCGACCTCCGAGTCGCCGATCTCCACGGTCGGCGGGGCGACCTCGGAGGAGTCCCGGATCTCGTCCGGCCACCGCATGGCGTGCAGGGCGATGACCTCGTCGTCCAGCACCTGCAGCAGACCCAGTCTCTCCCTGTTGTGCCACGCGAATTTCGCGATGGCCACCCTGCTCGACCGCCGCAGCGCCTCGCGCAGCAGCTTGTACGGCTTCGCCGCGACCTGCCCGTCCGCGGCCAGGTAGTAGGAGTCGCCGATCCGGATAGGGTCGATCGAGGAGGCCGGCACGAACGCGACGATCTCAATCGCCTTGGCCGTTGGCAGCGGCATCGAGTCGAGCTCCTCGTCCGTGACCGGCACGACCGTGTCCTTGGAGAGCTCATAGCCGCGGCCGATCTCGTGCTGCTCCAGCACCTGGCCGTCCAGCGAGCACACCTTCTGGTAGCGGATCCGGCCGCCGTCCTTCTCGTGCACCTGGTGGAAGGAGATGTTGTGCGACTCGGTCGCGCTCAGGACCTTGATCGGGATGGTCACGAGCCCGAAGCTGATGGCGCCGGACCAGACGGGGCGGGGCATGGCAGACCTCCGTGACAGCCCCGAGCACCGCCAGCCTACGACGGCGCCGCCGTGCCCGCACCAGACCGTCGTCGTCACTTTGCGCTGCCCGCCGGTCACCGTCTAGGATCACGCCTGGAGTTTCTCTGCGCCGCGACCATACCGACGGCGGAACTCCGCGGCCGACGAGCCGCCAGGAAAGACACAGGAAACAGGAAGGAAAGCACGTGCAGGCCAAGAACTTGGCCGAGCGCGGGTGACCTTCGCGCGCCCGGGTTCGGTCGACAAACCCGACCCGGGATCCCCCGGGGCGGGCGACACAACAACCCGGAGGAACAGCAGGATATGCACGAGATCGCGATCGGGGTCGGCTTCGGCTTCAGCTCTACAATCGGCGCGACGATCACCTATTTCAAGATGAAGGCGAAGCGGAAGCAGCTGATCCGCGAGGAGGTGGAGGCCATCCTCCGCGAGTACGGCATCATCGCGTAGCGCGTCGGCGCCCGTCCCGAGTTTCATCGGGGCGGGCCCCTGCTCTGTACGCGCGCATGCGCCTGGCCTCCCGTGGGGAGCCGGGAGGCGGCGCGGCCCCGCCTGCGCGGTCGACGCAGGCAGGGCCGATGCGAGCTACCCGACGGGGATTCGAGTGCCGCACCAGCAGAATGCACCTGAACCAGCCATGGCGGTAGATGTGCGGCTGGAATATGTCGGTGGTGCGCAGGGGGTGACATGAAGCGCGCGTGCCGCCTAGCGTGAGCAGGCGGCCGCCGATTCGTTCGCAGCGACCCGCAAGGGTGTGGGGTGCGCCCCACTCTCGGCGGCCGCACCTACTTCAGGGAGGCAGCATGCGCCGCGACAGCATCTGGGGCTGACCCCACACGACATCGCCCCTACAGCCGGCGCGGCTGTGGGGGCGTGCGGGTGTCGGCTGTCAGGCGGGGCCGTGGTTGCCCGCGGCCCGCAAGGCGCGGCCCATCTCCTGGCATGCGCGCTGGACGGCTGGGGTCGTCGACCGCGCAGCCTGGTCGACCCAGAGCATGACTTCGGCGACCCGCTCCACCGTGGCGGGGTTTAGCTGCGGCTTCACGAACTGGACGAGCATGGTGCCTCCTCGAGTGTGGCCTCAGTGTGGCAGGCGCCGCGAACTACTAGTGATCTACCAGTGGAGGAAGATCTAGTAGTTCGCGGTCGACCAGCGCATAACGTTCCCCTACGTGCTGGCCTCGAAAGCTTCCAGGACGCTGACGAGTGCCGCGCGCTGCTTGGGGTTCAGCCGCTGGATCCGCTGGGCGAGCTGAGCGGGGTCCTCGGCAGGAGGCGGGGCATCACCGTTGAGTACCGCCTCGACCGCCCCGGCTGGCCAACCCAAAGTGCGGGCAATCGGCGCCAGCGTGTATGGCATGCGCGTGCGCGGTGGCTTGCCCGCCTCGGCCGTCTGCACGCTACCGAGGGAAACCTCGGCCCGCTCCGCGACCTCGACCTGAGAGAGCCCGCCGTGCTGGCGCGCGATACGCAAGGCGGTACCCAGACGCACCCAGTCTTCCGGAGACCAGTTCACCGGCTAACTCCGCCCTCAGGCTGGAGCTGAGCGTCGTAGCGCTGGAGAGCTTGGGAGATGGCGCCGATGCTGGGGTTCTTTCCCTTGTTCTGGCCTTCGGCGATGCGGAGGTGGGGCTGGATCTGCCGGATAGTGAAGCCTCGCTCGCGCAGGGCGGCAGCCTGGATAGTCAGCGCCTCGGTCATGACGGGCTTGCGTCCCCCGACGCGGCCGCGCTTGCGTGCAGACTCCAGGCCGTTCTTCGTCTTCCTCACGATGTCGCGCCGCCGGTCTTCGGCCAGGGCGAGAGCCAGGTCGAGGATGAGGGTGCGCTCCGTATGCTCGCCGGCTGCGATGCCTTCCAGCACCTTGACGGCAATGCCCCGCTCGAAGAGGTCGTTGAGGACGATCAGTCCTTCGAGAAGGTTGCGGCCGAGGCGGTCGACCTCCTGCACGCAGAGCATGTCGCCCTCGCGCACATACTCGATCGCGGCCAGGAGTCCGGGGCGCTCTTCTGCCCGAAGCTTGCCGCTCATCTTCTCTTCGAAGACCTTGATGCAGATCGGCCCGAGGGCGTCGTGCTGCCGCTGGGTGTTCTGCTTGTCGGTGCTGACTCGGACGAGGCCGACTAGCGCCATCCAACTTCCCCTCTGTTCAGGAAACGTAGTGACTACTTTTCTGAACACTACCAGATAGATGAACGAGTTTCTGAACAACTCGACCTGCAGGGGCGGATGTTCAGACCCGCCCTCGTTCAGGTTCAGCTTCCGACCGATTGATGAACAGCCTCACCCTCGGACTGCCTGTAGACAGGTCTACAGGCTAGATGTAGAGTGGTCTACAGATGAGGGCGAGGGTCGCACTCGGAGGGGACCGTCATGGGCATGCAGCGCTACGAACTCGAAGCTTGGCTCGGCGACGACCACGGCCTCACCGACGAGCAGATGGACGAACTCCTGCACACCGCAGACGAGATCGAAGAGCGCTACCCCGACGAGGACGACCAGGACGAGCGCGAGGCCGCCCTGGTCGCCGCCTACCGGCTCATGACCGAAGCCCCGGAAGACCTCATCGAGGAACTCGCCCACGAACGCATCAGTGCCCGCGTCGCCGAACGCAAGGCGCTCGCCGGCCTCCGCCAGATCGGCACCACGCGAATCGGCAACGGCGACGACACAGAGTCGGGGTTCGCTCGGCGTGCCCGCCTCGACCGCATGGCCGTCCGCGGCTGGCTCGGCAAGCGCTGAGCGCGCACGGCAGAAGGCCCCTCCCGCCCGTAGGCGAGAGGGGCTTCTTCACTTTGGGCTGCCGGGCTTCCCGCGCTTGATCCAGCGTGCGACGGTCTCGACGGTCGCCGCGTCGAGCTTGGCTAGCTTCGTGACGGCGGTCGCGTCGTCCGCGGTCTTCACGACGCCGGAGTCGACGAGCGCCGTGTCGAGCATCATGATGTGCGCCGTCTCTTGTGCCGGCTGGGTCGGCGGCTCCGGATCCGGGGGCGGCTCAGGGGGCGGCTCCTGCCAGCCGAGGTCGACCTGCGTGTCGAGGTCCGCGGCGCCCGGGTCGGGCCGGCGCGCTACCGGCCGCTCCGCGGGAAACTCCATGTCAGACTCCAGTTCGGTTGTACTCCTCCACCCGCTCGGGCGGTGCCGGGGGTTCGATCCCGTGCTGGCGCATCTGCCCGGTCAGCTCCGACACATAGAATGCGAACGCCCTGACGAGCGCGCGCAGGGAGCGGATCTCATCCCGGGTCTCGCGCAGATCCTGCTCCTGCTTCTCGCGGATCTCCCTGAACGCCTGCAGGTCGGCCTGCCGTTGCGCCGGCTCCGACGACACCACGGCCGCTACCTCGGTCGCCCTCGCCGATGCGGCTGCTGCAGCCCTCGACGAGCGCGCCGTGTACGTGGCTCCGATCAGGGTCAGCACGGCTCCGCTGACCGTGGCGATCGCTGCCCAGATGTTCATCCGCCCTTACCTCTCCGGGCGCGGCGCGGAGCTGGGGGGACCGAGAATTCGGGCACCGTCGCGGCCCACATGATGACCCCGACGTGCGAGGTCAGATACCAGGTTGCGAACCACAGGCCCTGCGAGTACTCGCCGAGGATGACGCCGACGAGGTAGGCCAATGTCCACACTGACGGCGGAATCAGTGCGGCAACGAAGCCCCAGCGGTCTCGGCCGACCGGGAGGAGGGATGACGCTGCTGTGACAAGGCCCGCCGTGATCCATAGCCAGGACCAGTGGCGGATGTCGCAGAGTCGGGTGAGTAGCTGCAGCCCTTGGGAGTTCGGGGGGTCTGTCAGCCACATGATCCCAAAGCAGGTCTTGCCGATGCCGAGGATCAAGAGGAAGACGCCGCGGCGCCCCAGGAGGCGGAAGACCCACCGGGACGCACGGCGCCCCATTACACGCCCCGGACCGGCGCCGACGGGCTGGTCGGGGAGACCTGGGCGCGGGTGAGGAGGCCGAGGACGGCGAGGACGACGGCGTTCAGGGCGCCGACCGTCTCGGCTCCGACCTCGAGCCCGTAGGCGGCGAGCAGTGCGACGCCCGCGGCGACGAGTCCGGTGAACGCCGACGGGGCGATGGGCCGGGTGACGGCGGCGGTAGCCGCAGCGAACACGGCGGAGACGACGGCGACGATGGCGCCGGCCTGCTCGGCGCTGAGGCCGAAGTTGAAGGAGACGATCAGCGACAGGCCCGCGCTGATCGCGGAGATGATGAGAGCCGGTTCGCGGTCGAAGATTCTCACGATGGTGCTCCGTTTCTAAGCGCGTTCGGCGAGCCAGCGCCGGACGGTCTGGTTGTGCCGGGCATCGGCGAGTGCGTTGTGCTCGCCGCTCTCCTGCTTGGGCAGGTCGTCCCAGGAGAGTCCCTGGCGAGAGCGTTCCTGCTGGATGTCGTGGGTGAACATGGGGACGCCTTCAGGAAGGTCGATCATGCGGCCCCAGAGCTGGGCGAGGCAGACGTGGTCGTAGGCGCCGTAGTTGGCCCACAACTGGACGTCCGGCCCGGAGGCGCGGATGAAGTCCATGACCTCGTCGGCGATGCGCTCGCGCCGCTTCACGACCGGGTCGGCGTAGTCGAACAGCCAGGACTTCGGCACGTGATTGCGCCGGTCTCCCTGTCCCTTTGGCAGGCTTGGGACGACGTTCTCCATCAGCCACTTGTGCTTGCGGATCTTCCGGACGGGCATGTCCCGGTTGACGGCGTAGTACTCGCGGCCGTCGTCGGAGACCATGCCGATAGAGATGAGCTCGATGTGGCGGCCGTCCTCGAGGAACTCAAGGTCGTAGTCGATGGCTACCATCAGGCCGCCCAGCGGAGGCAGCGGATGAGGCGGTGCTCAACCTTGGCGGGCTTGTCGGCGCGGAGTTCGAGCTTGAGCTGGACGCCGTCGGCGAGCCGGCCGGGCCGGGTGAGGGTGACGTGGAGGGTGCCGTCGGGGCCGATGACGCCGCCGTCCATGGGCAGGTCGTGTGAGGCGCGGCTGGTCGCCACGGTCAGGTCGTGGAAGCGGCCCTCGACGCGGGTGCCGGGCTCGCCGGTGACGGTGACGTAGGCGGTCGCGCTGTACGTGCACGGGCCCTGGAGGAGGGCGGTGTCGTCGGCCATGCGGAGCAGCGTCCACACGGACTGCGGGAGTTCCGGCCCGCTGGGCTCGATCTCGGTTATCAGCTCGGGCACGGGGTCCTCCTCGACGGGGGCAGGCTGGGGTACGGGGGGTGCGCTGGGCACGGTGACCGGGGTGCCGCCGGCCGCACGCCGGACGATCTCCGGGAAGACGACGTCCTTGAACTGGCGGACGCGGGCGTCGCCGGGGCATGCCGTGCCGGACACGGCCCAGGCGGAGTGCAGCCGGTGGTAGCCGTAGCCGGGGTCGTCGTGGGTACGGCAGATCCTGAGGGGGATGTCGTGCCGCTGGTGCAGCCACACCCCGAGCCGGATCAGGGCCTCGAGCTGGGCGTCGGTCCACGGGTCGGTGTGCTCGAGGTTCGACGCAGTCTCGATGGACACGGCGCCGGTCCCGTCCGGCCGCCGGTTCGCCAGGTAGTTGGCGTCGGCGCGGGTCTCGGTACCGATGTACTGGCCGAGGTCGCCTTGGTACCCGAGGCCGAAATGGGAGTCCAAATTGGTGGACTGGGCCCAGTACTCGTACATGCGGCGCGCGGTCCACGGGGCGGCGATGCTGTGCAGGATGAACTGCGTCGGCCGGATCGCGGGCTGCGTGTCCGACTCGGGCTGCAGCTCCATCCGGGTCGCAGCGGGATACCAGGCCATGGGGCGGCCCCCTTCGGGCATGCGTGATGGCCCCGCGGCGGGGGCTCGGGGCAGGTGGGGTCAGATCTCTCTGACGACGAACGACGCGGGGAGGGTGGTGGAGGCGGTGAGGTCGACGCTGCCGGTGCCGCCCTCGCGGGCGACGAAGACGGTCCACGTCGTCGAGCCGCTGCCGGGGGTGTCGATCCCGTTGGCCAAGCAGCTATAGCCGGTGTTGGGGGTGGCGGCGTCGACGATGCCGCCTCCGACCTGTGTGGCGGCGGTGGTGGTGCCGCGGCGGATCCGCAGGCCGAGCCGGTCTCCGCCGACCGTCGACCGGAGCAGGGCGGTGGCCTTGAGTTCGTAGGAGACGCCGGCGCGGGTGGCGAGGGTGACCGACATGCTGGTGGTGACCTCGCTCGTGGTCGAGGAGGAGCCGGCGGTGACGAGGCTGCTGCCCGTCTGGCCCTTGGCCGGCACCCAGGTTGCGCCGTCGTAGTAGTCGAGCCGGTTGACGTCCTGCAGCCAGGTGACCATGCCCTCGACGGGGCTGGTCAGGGTGGCGGACCTGGCGGAGGCGGAGGCGAACCGCATGACGCTGCGGGGGACAAGACCCGTCGCCAGGCTGCCGATCATCGATTCGAGGTTCGGGGCCTCGCTGTTCTGGTAGAGGGTGATGCTCTGGCCGTAGCTGTCGGTCGCCACGGTGCCTCCTATCGTGCGCGGCCGCGGATGCCGTCGAGCGCGACCCACGACGTGGTGGTGAGGGCGACGGAGCCGTTGGTCAGCGAGACGGTGCCGGTTGAGGGGTCGATGCGGATGCGGGCGTAGTTCTGGGCGTTCGATGTGCCGGCGACTCCGGTGATCCACCATGTCGGCAGCAGGCCAGCGGGGACCGTGCCGATGTTGGCGTTCGCGCCGGCGGCGACCGCGGTGCCTTTGACCATGCCGGACAGCTGCAGTTCCCCGTCGGTGGTGATGCGCACGGCCGGTACGGGGTCGCTCCCGCCGCCGTTGGCCACCCACGTGCCGAGGAGCGGCAGCGCGGTCCAGCCGTCCCCGGTCGTGGGGACGACCCGGCCGAGGGCTGCGAAGCCGCCGTCGTACTCGACGAGGTAGACGCGGTCCCCGACCAGGGGTGAGTTGTAGGTGTCCATGCGGCGGGCGACGATCACGCCGATGTTGACGGTGCCGTCGGCGTTGACCGCGGTGACGGTCGCGGTCTGCATGTCGAGCCGCTGGGACTCGGCGCCCGCGGTGAGGGCCTGCTGCCGGACGGCGTCCGCGAGCTTCTGGGAGAGCGGCCGCGTGCTGGTCGTCACGAGCCCTCCTTCGCGCTGATCGTGGCGATGGAGAAGTCCCCGCCGCCCCCGAGGTCGATGCTGAAGGAGGCGACCTGGTGGAGCTCGGCGGTGCCGTCCGGGTAGACGACGCGCAGCACATCGCCCGGCTCCAGGGCCGGGTTAGCCAGGGACCGGAGGGAGGCGGTTGCGTTCGGTGCCGTCTGCTGCCGCAGGAGCAGGGTTGCTGCCGATGTGCAGGCGCCGACCGTGGTGAGGGTGCTGCTGGAGTAGAAGTATGGGCGCCGGCCGTAGGGGCCCGACCAGTACGTCGGCGAGGCCGGGTCGCTGTCCACGACGAGCGCCGACACTGGCGACGTGTTCGACTCGCTGTTCTCGCCTCGGGCGTGGACTCCGTTGTAGACGTTGTCGCTGGTCATGCCGCGTGAGGCGGAGATGTACACGCCGTGGTCGCCGGCGGCGACGGTCCATGCGGGCGTGGTGGTGAGCAAGTCGGGGAGCTCGGCGATGACGAAGGATCCGTTCGCGTCGCAGTACACCTCGGCGCCGATCGCCGCACCGATCTCCGTGATCGCGGCCCAGGGGTCGCCCTCGATGTCCCAGGTGCGGGCGCCGATCGCTGCGTCGACGGCCCTGTTGATGACGGAGGCCGAGGGCAGGGACCGCTGGATGAGGGCGGTGATGGCGGCTACCGCGGTGCCGGACGCCCGGTACGGGGTGGTGAACCGATCGTCGGCGATGACGCACTCGAGGGACTTGCCGCTGATGGTGACGGGGCCTTCGTCGACGTCGCCCTCGACGGAGTCCACACGGAACACGCCGGCCGGCACCGTCTCCCGGTAGGCGCCGACCTCCACCCCGGCGGCGATCCGCAGCTGCGAGCCATACACCGAGAGCTGGTCACCGAGGCTGCGCGGGATGAGCGCCGGGTCGGCAAGGGTGACGGTGCACGTCCGTCGGCTCTGATTCTTTCGGTCGACGCTGACGGACCCGCCGGTGATCTCCAGCTGCTCGACGGCGCCGGTCGTCAGGTACAGGGCCACTTCGGCGACGGGTGTGTGGGACTCGGCCAGCGTCTGCAGGAACCGGTCCGTCACCGTGTACATCAGGACGCCCTTCCGAACAGGAGATCCTCGCCGGTGGCGTACCGCTCCAGCACTTCGAACCCGGTCGAGTTCTCGGCGAGGACGTCGTAGCCGGTCCGCCCGGCCGAGGAGGCTACGCCGACCGTGGTCGGCATGGCGACCTGGGTGAGCGGCAGCGTCCACTGCCGGAACGGGTCGCTGGCGACACCTCCGCCGCGGGCCTCCGTGATGGCGCCGACAGCGACGTACATGTCGCTGACGCCGTGGCCGGGGGCGGCCTGCCACAGCAGGATGCTCCCGGGATCCAGCAGGTAGTGCAGAGCGTGCCGCTGGTCGTCGGACTCCGTGTAGATGGCGAGGTCGCCCTCCAGGCTGCCGCGCACATCGGACAGGACGACCGGGTCGCGTCGCCCGCGGACGCGATGCGCGGTCTGCGCGATCGACCGCTGCCAGTCCGGGCCCTTCGCCACCAGCACCCGCATGTTCCGCAGCGGGTTGCCGGGGTCCTTCAGCCACGCGTACTGCGGGTCGCCGGGGTCGAGCTGCACCGTGTCCGTCGCCCGGGTGGACACCACCGTGCCGGAGGAGTTCCGCGCTTCGGCGTAGTAGTACACGTCCGTGCCGAGGGGCGCCTCGTAGTCCTCGATGACCAGCACGTCCGAGGTCAGCGTCTCGTCCTCGATGAGGCCGCTCGTGCCGCGGACCAGCGTGCGGGCGCCACTGCTGTCGACCCGCCACACGGTGATGGTGTGGCCGACGGTCAGCTCCCGCAGCGTCACCGTGATGTACGCGTCGTCGTCGTGCGCTTCGATCTCGTCGAGCGGCAGGGACTGCCACAGGGCGGCACGGTCCAGGCGCAGCACTGACGACACCGAGGTCACGGTCAGGGACCATTCAATCGCCGCCTGCGTGGCGTTCGCCGGGGCGGTGTGCTGGCTCGACAGGTACCACCAGCCCGAGCCGGGTACTGCCGCGGACGAGCCGGACGACAGGCCCAGGTCGGCGTTGGAGGCGTCGTAGAAGCGGATCCCGCGCACCAGGTTCCAGCCGCCCGCGCTCACCTTGGCGCCGATTTCGGCGGTGAAGTCCAGGCCGGCCGCCGAGGAACCGATCGGGAAGCGCGCGGAGCGGATCACTGACGTGGTCGCGGTCGCGGAGGTGACGGTCATGGCGTAGGAGCCGTCGAGCCCGTCGGTTCCCCACGGGGTGAGCCGGGCCAGCGTGGCCACACCGGAGGCGACCGTCCAGCCGGCCACCCCGGCCTCGAAGCTCGCGTCGGCGTAGGGCACGACGCTGCCCTCGCGCATGGGGGGCGCCGGCTTGATGACGGCGCCGTCGATGCGGAGGATCTGGCCCGCGGTGCCGGCGGTGATGCCCGCGGCGAGGGCCGCGTACACGGCGCCCGCCGGGGCGACCGCGCTGACGATCTGCCGGTAGTAGCCCGTGCCGGGCGCGGCCAGCACCGACTGCGTGGCCGCCACCTGCACGAAGCTGGCGTCGTAGAAGCGCAGCTCCACCCAGGTCGTCGAGCCGGCGGTCGGCGGGCTGAGGTAGGCGTAGCCGATGTACTCGGTGCCCGGGGTCACCGGCGGCCAGTCCGTTGTCCTGGTCCACGCGTTGCCGCCCGCGGTGACGGTCATCGCCAGGACATGCCCGCCGCCCAGGTAGAAGTCGACCGGCCACTGCACCGGCGGAGTCTGCCGGGCGAGGGTGCAGTTGTTCTCCGGGTGCCACAGCAGTGTCGGCGCCTCGATGCCCTCAGCGTCCGCGCTGAGCAGGTTGCCCGTCGTTCGCATCGGGGCGCCCAAGTACACGTTCTCGAAGTGCTGGATCACCCCGGCGCCCGCGGGCGTGACCGCAGAGACCACGACCTGGACGTAGGCCGCGGTCGCAGGGGCGTAGTCCGACACGGCGATCCGGTGCCACGACGACGACGCCGACGACGTCGTCACCGACCAGGAGATGGAGATCTCCGCGAACGTGGAGGTGAGCCAGCGCAGGCCGATACGGTCCGGCACCGTCGCGCCGGACGCGTCACAGAAGGCCTGGTACTCCTGCCAGGGGGTGACGGGGTAGGAGTTGATGGTGCGGGCCTGCATCTCGCCGGCGGCGGACGACGACAGCCGGAGCGTGCCGTCGCCGTTCCGCCCGCCCGTGCCGGTGCTGATGGTGCAGTTGAGCTTGGCGACCCAGCCGGCCGTCGCCGGGTCCGCCTGCTCCGTCGCCAGCGACAGAAGGTTCCCGGGGATCGCCATACATCACCTCCGCTGAGCGATAGTCGTGACGACGGGGGTGAGCGCGGCGTCGACACGGTTGTCTGCCCGGCGGTCGACATAGCCGTGGAACTCCTGGCCGTCGACCACGAGCGTCAGCCGGTCCCCTGGCTGTAGCCCGCTGGGTGCGGCGGCGCGGGAGAATAGGGCGTTGGCCTGCTGAGTGGTGAAGACGGGCTCAGGCCGGCCGGTGCCGTTGTAGGCCAGGTTCAGCCCGGGCTGGAGGTAGCCCCCGGCGTCGTACTTGCCGGGCCGGAAGCCGTACCAGGAGTTGAACAGCTTGTTGTTGTAGGCGCGGGCCCGCTTGCCGACGACGACACCGTCACCGCCCCTGCTTTCGACGTTGACGCCGCCGAGGGTGCCGGCGGTATGGCCGACACCGGCGTGGGTGATGCCGACCCGGAACGGGCTGTCGCCGTTCCGGACCCATCCCGGTGGGATGCCGCCGTTGAACGCGTGCGTGGACCAGCGGCGGTGCGGCTTCTGCCCGCGGATGACGGACTCGATCGCCGACATGAAGCCGGAGCAGTCCCAGCTGGGGTTGCCGTTGCCGCCCCACTGGTAGGGGAGCCCGTCTTGGGTGCGGGCCCACTTCAGGGCGGCCTGGATGCGGGGCCCGCCGAGCCCGCCACCACCGCGCCGGTCAGCCTCCTTGCCGTAGCCGAAGATCGCGTCGAGGATCCGGTTGGGGATGCGGCGGATCATCTTGCCGAAGGTGGTCTCGGCGCCGGGGAAGGACTTCAGCAGCGGGTCGACGACGTTGGTGACGCCGGCCCGGGCGGAGGCCTCCAGGGTGTCCTTCAGCCAGTTGGCGCCCTTCTTGACGGTCTCCCACGCCTTGGACCCGACGCCGGCGACGGTCTTGCCGACCCAGCTGAAGATGCCGCCGTCGGCAAACCGCTGCACAGGGGTGTCGGGGTTGCCGCCCAGCGCCGGCGCCAGGGCGGCCTTGACACCTTGGGCACCCCGCGTGGTGGCGATGCGGTTCATGCTGGAGACGAACCCGGCGCCCACCGCACGGGTGAACTCGGGACGCATGATCGCCTCACCGCCGGACAGTTCCAGGCCTCCACCGGTGGGAGAGTAGAACCGGTGGACATCCTTGCCCGGGGTGTAGCCGGGCAGGACACCGCCGGTCGCCCAGCCCTCCAGGCTCATCTTCTTGATCTCCGGTGCACCGAACGCCCCGGCGACCAGGTTCCACACAGGGACGATGCCGCTGTTGTAGACCTTGTCGATCACGAACTTGACCGGGACCTTCGCGATGTCGGCGACCTTGTCCCAGGCCTTCTTGATGAACCCTCGTGCGGTGTCGAAGCTGTCGGCGACAGCCTTGATGCCGCTCTTGATGTTGTCGAACGCGGGTTTGAGCGCCTTGTCGTAGACCCAGCGGCCCTTGTCGGCGATCCAGGTGAAGACGGGGGCGATGCCCTTGTCCCACAGCCATACGGCGGCGTCACGCACCAGACGGATGCCGCTCTTGATGTTGTCGAACGCGGGCTTCAGCATGTTCTGCCACAGCCACACGCCGGCCGCAGCGATGCCCCGGAACGCCGGACGGATGCCGTTCTCCCACACCCACCGCGCCATGGCCGCCACGCCGCGCATGCCGCCGACGGTGCTGTCGAAGGCGGGCTTGAGGAGGTTGGTCCACAGCCACCTGGCTCCTGCGCCGATGGCAGCGAAGACCGGCTTGAGGATGTTGTCCCACAGCCAGCTGGCGACCGCGGCGATGCCCTTGGCGGCCACGTAGAACGGCAGGACCAGGACGGTGAAGATGAGCGTGCCGAGGATCCGCGCCCCAAGGGCGATGCCGGAGAAGACCGGGGAGAGCGTCTGCCACAGCCAGACGGCCCAGCCGCCGACCGTCCGCAGCCCTGAGGCGATGCCGTCGAACGCCGGCTTGATGACCGACTCCCACGCCCATTTGACGGCGTTCTTGATGCCGTCCCAGACCGCCTGGATCGCGTCGCGGAACCACTCGAAGCGCTTATAGCAGTAGACGATCGCTGCGACGACGGCCACGATCGCCCAGATGATGAGCATGATCGGGTTGGCGTTCCACACGAGGTTGAACAGGAACAGGGCCAGCGTCCACAGCTTGGTGGCGATGAACGCCAGGTACAGGCCCTGGATGAGCCACGGAAGGGTCTCGGCGATATTCGAGATCCCTCGGAAGAGGGCGGCGATGGCCAGCAGGATCGGGCCGGATATCGGCGCCAGCGCCTGTGCCACCTCGTAGAAACCGCTGCCGATGTCGCGGAGGGCCCGCGCGAGGATCGGTCCCATCTCGGCCGAGTAGGCCAGGAACCGTTCGAACCGCTCGGACCCCTTGAGGTTGGTGCCCCACTCGGCGAACCGGCCGGTGATCGACTGCATCCGGCCCGAGATGGAGTCCATGTGGGGCAGGAAGGCATCGATGACGCCTGCCATGCCCTTGAAGATTCGGCCGAACGCGATGCCCAGCCCGGTGATCGCAGGGCCGACGGAGCCGGCGAGCTCGTCGCGGAACTGGCGCCACCACGGGCTCTTGAAGCCGGCCGACACCCGATCCTGCAGGCCGCTGATCGCGTCCGCAGCCGCGGTCACGAACGGGGTGAGCCCGGGCAGGGAGTTCTTCAGCCCGTTGATCGCCCGGGTGAAGATCGGCATGACCGCGGGCTGCAGCGACTTCGCCCAGCCGGAGAACGCCGTGCGCAGCGACTGGATCGCGTCGAACGTGTCGCGCGCCGACGGTGACAGCTTGGCCAGCGCCTGCTGGTACTTGGTCTGTGCGATGGCAGCCTGATCAACCCCTCCGGCCGCTGACAGCGACGCGGAGGCGATCTGGCGCTGCGCTGAGGCTACAGCGTCGGCGGCGTTCTGCTGGGCTACGGCAACGTTCTCCGTCGCTTCGCTGACCCGCTCCTGGGCCTGTGCCACCTGCCGGGCGGTCTCGACCTGCGTGCGGGCAGCGTCCTCCTGAGCGTCGCGTACCGCGCGGGCCCGGTCGGCGACCTGCTCCTGGGCCTGGGCGAGCCGGTCCTGCGCGGAGCGGACCGTGTCCGACCCTTCGACACCGGCCTTGTTCGCGGCTGTGGTCTCGTCCTTGAGCCGCTTGGTCTCGGTGGTCTGCTCCTGCAGACGTTGGACGGCCTGCTCGTAGGCGAGCTGGGCCCGCGCGACGTCCAGCTTGGTGGCCTTGCTGCCCTGGGCGCGGACCGTGTTGAGCTGAGCCTGCGCCTCCTGGACTCCCAGTGCCGCGTCCCGCTGGGAGAGCTGGGCGCCGGCAAGCCGGGTGTTGAGGTCCTCCAGCTCGAGTGCCGCCTCCCGGCGGGCATCGGTGAGATCCTGCTGGGCCCGCTTGGCGTCCTGCTGGCTGCGGGCCAGGGACCGCTCGGCGTCCTCGATCGCCCGGGCCGCCGCAGCGTTGCGCTGCGCGGCCTGCACGACGGCGTCCGCCGCGGCGGCGCGCGCCTGGCGGACCTGCTGCTGCGCCTGGGTGATCTGCCGGGCCCCGTTGCGCTCGGCGGTGGCCAGGGCTTGCTGGGCGCCGGCCATCTGCAGGGCCTGGGCTGCCGCCTGGCTGGCGGCCTGCCCGCCCTTCAGCGTCGCGGTAGTAGCAGCGTCCTGGGCCTGCTTCTGCGCCTGCAGGGCGCCGAAGATGCCGACGAACGCGGGCACCGCGACGGCGACCAGCGCGCCGACGCCCACGCTCGCCGCCACGCCCGCCGCGGCGATGGAGCCCAGCGCCGCGGCCGCCACGGGGACGGCCGGGATGACCGCCACGGCACCGAGCGCGGCGGACAGCTGGAACAGCGCCGACAATGCCTGGGTGGCATTGACGTTGGTGTTGATGTTGATGCGGCGGCGGTCCAGCCGGTTCACCAGCGTCTGGATCGCGGCCAGCTGAGCGGCCGCAGCGGCGGCGTCGACCCGGACCGCGATGTCCGCGTCGGATGCCGACAGGGCGGTCAGGCGCGCCTCGATCGCGGAAATCTGCGCGTGTGCTGCGGCGGCGTCGATGTCGATGCCGATGCGCTGGTCGGCGAGCGTCCCCAGCGCCGCCCTCAGGCGGGCCAGCTCCACCTCGGCCGCGGTGGTGTCCGCCCCGATGTTGATGTTCGGCAGGGATGCCTGCGCCTGCTGCACCGCGGCCCGCAGTCGCTGCCCGAAGGAGCCGTCCGTCTCGACCCGGATGCGGGCCGGGTCGGCGGAGATCCGGTCGATCTCCTCACGGAGGGCCTGCAGCTCGGTGACCGCCCGGGCCGTGTCGGCCCGTACCGCGATGTTGGGGTGCGCCGCGCCGATGCGGCGCAGCCGTTCTTCGATGTCCTCCGCCTCGGCCCTGGCCGTGGCGGCGTCGATGTCGATGCCGACCGTTTTGTTGGACAGGGTCTCCAGCCGGGCCCGCAGCCGGGCCAGGTCGGCGTCGACTCCGGTGTCGGACAGCCGCACGTCCAGATGCGGCATGGAGCGGAAGGCGGCCTCCAGGTGGGTGCGCAGGCTGCGGGCGAACGCGCCGCCGGTCTGCTGCCCCTGCCGGACGGCGCTGCGCCGTGCGCGGTCCCCGCCCTCGTCCACGCCGCGGCGGATGGAGTCGCGCAGGGACTGGGTGAGGCGGTTGGCGATCTGCTCGCCGATCTCTTGCCCGATCCGCAGGCCGGCACCCGAGACGCGGGAGCGCATCGCGTCCTGGAACTCGCGGCCGGCAGCGTCACCGGCGTCGCGCCCGGCGCGCCGGGCGGCTGGCTCGAGACCGGCCCGCAGGCGGGTGTAGATGCCGCGGGTGTTGGGGACGACATCGACCTCAACGGACCCCACTTGGATCGCCACGAGAGGACCTCCTCTCGCGGTGCGTCAGGCAGCGCCCCCGTTGATGAGCTGGAACAGCTTGTTGGCGGCCTGCTCCGACATAGGCTCGCGGCTCTTGGGCTTGGTGACCCCGGGCCGGGGCAGGGGGGTGGGCCGTTTTGGCTTGCGACCCTTGCCGCTGTGGTTGGCGACCGCGGTGATGTACTGCAGGTCGCACACCGCGTCATAGAGGAGGGCCAGGAGCTGCTCTGTCTTGGACCAGCGGTCCTTCTCCGGCTCACCGCGGGCGGCCTGCTGCTCGTATTCCTGCGCCGTCATGGCGTTGCGCAGGGCGGTCATGGTTGCCGACTCGGGCGGCAGGTTCTCGACCAGGACTCTCAGGCGGCGGGGGGTCATCTCGCCGCGCCAGTAGGCGTGGACCTGGTCGGCGTCCCGCGGGTAGTAGCGGGCCAGGTCGGCCTCTATCGCCTCCGGGTGCTGCTCGACGACGCCCTGGATCCACTGGACTTTCCCATCGGCTCACCGGCGAGGTCGGCCGCGCGGTTGAGGAAGTCGCCGATCTCGTCGTTCGTGGGGTCCAGTTCGAGATAGATGTCGTAGGAGTCGGGGCTGAGGACCTCGGACATGAAGGCGTCCATGTCGCCGGCCTTCAGCTTGCGCTGCCAGGACTGCCGCCACGCACCGGGCGGGATGACCTGCAGCTTCTGGTCGCCGATTTCGGCGGTGACGTAGTGGCCGGTCGCCTCGAGCTCCTGAGCTTCGGCGGATCCGGCTTCCGTGGCGGTGGTGTCGGGCATGGCGCGGGCCTCCGTGTGGCACTTGCACGAGCAGTAGAAGAGGTGATCGAAGTCCGTGGGCCAGACGCACATCTCGTGCAGGTCGTCGGCGCACGGGCCGCTGATCACTTCGGGCATGGCGCGGGCTCCTCATTGGGGTGAGGGCATGGTGAAGGTGGACGGGCCGGGCCCGCGCCGGCTGGCTATCGCGGCCCGCCCACCAGTTCAGGAGCCCGTGTACGCAGGGGTAACGGGCACGCGGTCGGCGTGGTAGACGGTGTTGCCGGACTCGTCCGGGTAGGCGGTGATCGTCCACTCGAACCCGGCGACTTCGTCCTGCTTGTGGGTGACGTCGGACCGCTCGGTGATCTCGCCCTGGGGGACGTAGAAGCCGCGCTGGAATTCGCCGTCGAGGACGACGAACCAGAACGCGCGGCGGTCCGGCGTCGGCGAGGCGGTCTCTGCGAAAGTCGTCAGGCCCGACGCGGGGGTCAGGTCGTCGGTGTCGAGGCGGTACTGCAGCGCCTGGACCGTGGTCCGGCCGGTCTCCCAGGCCGTGACAGAGAAGGTCCGCAGCGACGAGGTGATCGTGGTGCGGATCGGAGCGGTGTAGCCCCACGGCGTGAAGGACTGGGAGTCCTCCTCGAAGCCCTGGACGAGGCCATCGTCGGACAGTGCTCCGAGCGGCAGCCAGGGTGAGAGAGGCTGCACGGCGGGGTCGCCGGGCGAGGCGGTGCCGAGCGGCGCCACCCAGCCGCCGCCGTTGGCGCCGACCTCGAGCAGGTCCGCGGCGCGGGTGATGTTGACCATCGGTGTCTCCAGACATGGATGAGGCCCGCGCACGGGCGGGAACTATCGGGTCCGGCGCGGGCCCTGGGCCGGTCAGGGGACCGGGTGACTGTGGATTGCGTAAGTGGCCCCGACGCGACGGAGCTCTGTGTTCTCGTAGGGGCGGATTGCCGGTCGGGACACGGTGGACACCAGCCCGAAGACGGCGTTGTCCGTTGCCGAGCCACGCAGCTCGGTCAGATACAGGCCGTGCAGATGCGCGGCCAGCGCTATCGCCTCCGCCCTGGTCGCGGCGTAGACGTTGACGTCGACCAGAGCTCGGTCGAGGCGTATCCCGTCGTCGTCGCCGCCAACCGCTTCGATTTGCACGGTGGGTAGCTCGGCGGTGAGGTTGTTGTCGAGTTCGTCGCGCACGACGACGCCTGAGGCGACACGGGCCCGGGTCCAGACGATGAGTTCGAGCTCAATGTCTACCGAGCCGACGGCCGCCATCAGCGACCGCCTGTGTGTGCGGCACGCAGCATGACGTGGTGTGCTTGGACCTTCTCCGTGCCGTACTCGACCCAGCGGGCGTAATAGGCTCGGTTGCCGACCGTGGCCACGGCGCGGTCGCGCCGCCGCCCGCCGCGGGCAGTGCTGGTGACGTAGAACGAGGCCTTGTACTGGCCGGCATGCGGGTCAGAGGGTCCGCCGACCGGAGCGATGCTTTCCGCGACCGACTTGATCACGGTGGCGCGGCGCACCATCTCGGCCTGGATCATCGGTGAGCGGAGCAGCTGACCGACGCCTTTCCGGGACAGCTTGAAGCGTGCGGCCATACCCTCGACTCCTCACATGCAGGGGGTTGAGATGAACGTCAAGGGCGTCCAGGGCAGCATCCGATTCGACGACGGATGGATCACCATCACGAAGAAGGCCGTCGGTAGCCCACCGCAGGAGTTCCGGATCCGAGCCGCGGATGTGACCGGTACCCGGCTCAAGCCGGCAACGCGGCTGTTCCACGGCTACGTACAGTTCCTCGTGCCCGGCAGCGCGCCCGCAGAGGAGAGCAAAGGGCTCCTAGTCGGCGGCCGGCCGCCGCAGTCCGATCCACACAGCTTGTCGATCCCGTATCGCAGCAACGACGCGGCAGCAAAGCTGATGGCAGCCGTGGAGCAGGCCCGCGGCTAGCCGGTGACACGGTCGGCGGCGAACTGCACGGGGCCGCGGGTGCCGGTGAACGCGTTGCGGCCCCAGTCACCGGGCTCGCCGGTGACATGGAAGGTGACACCTTGATAGCGATGGCCCTCGAGGACCTGGATGCGGTCGGTGGTACGGATGTCGCTGCCGGGCGGAGCGTAGACGGTGATGCCCACAATGACGGTGTCGCGGCCCTGCTGCTGAGCCCCGCCCACCTGGGGCGCCGACTCGCGCGGGGTCACGACACAGCCCGGAATGTCGAAGGACTGTGCGGCGCCCGGCAGTGGTTGCCCTCGGGCGTCCCGGCCCGGGGAAGGGCCGGTACGCAGCACCCGGATGGTGACGCCGAACGGGTAGGGGGCGGGCATCAATGCCACCCCCAGCCCGGTTCGAACTCCATTCCGGGCCCGAAGTCGTCGTCAAGCGGATAGGTGGGTGACGGGTCAGCAGTCGTCGGAGTGGGGTCGATGGTGAACGCCCCGCCCCGTCCGGCCAGCGACTTGAGAGCCGCCTTGTCGGCCTTCGTCAGGTACAGGCCACCCGACCCCGAAGGGCGCTGGACCGACATGGGGCCGATGGTCTCGTAAGCCACCTGCTGGGGATTGACGTAGGCCCGGGCGGCGACCGACAGGACAATGGCCGTCGCCTCATCCGGCAGGGGCTTGACCACGGTCAGGCACAGGTTCACTGCCTGCGCGATCAGCAGATCAGACCGGTCGCCGTCGACCGTGTCCATGCCCAGATAGAGGCCGAGTTGCTCTGCCGTCGGAGCGACGAACGCCATGGCTGCCTCCTAGCGGGCGAGGGACTCCAGGGCGTCGCACCAGGCCGCCAGGTCGGTCGCCGGGTCGAGTTCCGCCGACCGGGCCCGGGCCCGCTTGGCGACCAGCCGGTACTCGGCCGGGTCGCTCAGCAGCCTGCGGATCACGGTCTCGTAGCCGTCGATGTCGTGACGGTCGACGAACACGCCCGCCTCGCCCAGCGACTCACACAGTCCCGGGGTGGGATGCGCGATGACGGGGATGCCCGAGGCGAGCGCCTCGACGCCCGCCCGCCCCCAGGACTCATACGACGACGGCATCAGCAGCACTTTCGTCCGCCGATACACCGCCTCCCGCATGTCGTGACCGCAGATGTGGTCGATGATCTCGACGTTCGGCAGGTCGGGAAGGATCTGTTCCCCGTAGGCGCCGCGGACCGCGAGGAACTCGACGTCCGGCATGCGGTGGGCCAGCTGTTCGAGGACTCGCCCGCCCTTTTCGAGGTTGCAGTTGACGAGGGTGACCTTGCGGCCCGGCCGGGTCCGGTACTCGCTGGAGAGCACCGGGGGCCGGACGATGATCTCGGCGCCCGGGCGGACGCCCTTGGGGTACTCGGCGAAAAACAGTTCCGCCTCGCGGGCCATCCACTGGCTGTTGTAGACCGCGAGCGCCGTGTCGCCGCCCGCCATCTGCCGGAAGCTCGGCAGGTGCGTGTTGTGCACGACCACCGCCAGCGGCTTGCCGAAGCCGCGGGCCAGAGCGCCGGCGGACGGGACGTTCTCCAGGTGGGAGACGACCACGTCCGCCTTGCGGATCGCTGTGGCCGAGTCCAGGCGGGACTGCAGAGGAACCACCTGGACGCCGTCGAGCTCGTAGTCGTCTCGGTCGGCGGTGTAGCGGGACAGCCACACCGACACTTCGTGACCGCGTTCGACCAGGGCCCGCAGCATGCTGTGGACCATCCACTCGGCGCCGGCATTGTGGCGAGGCGGGTAGCCGTGCAGCCGGGCGACGACCCGCATCGGCGCCCGGTTGCCCTCCCCGCCCCGGCTCACGAGCTGCCGCCCGCTGCCAGGTACTTGACGAAGGCCTCCACGTCACCGAGGACGAACCCGTAGTACGCCTCCGCGAGGAGGAGCACCAGGTTCTCCTGGAACGCCGAGTGGACGCCGCCGTCCTCGTCGATGTACGTCGCCTCACGGGAGATCCGCACGGTGATGTCCATGCCGACGCCGTAGGCAGTCTGCGACCAGTCGCCGCCGATGCCGCGCAGGCCGGTGTCGATCGTGCCGGACTGGCGGCGCAGCTTGCCGGACACCGAACGGGAGTAGGCGACCGGCTCGCCGACCAGCGTGCCAGCCAGTGCGGCGCCGGTACCCGGCTGGGTGGTGTCGACGAAGATCGGACGGCCGGTGGTGTCGGTCGCACCGAGCAGGGACGGCTTCATCCGGTGGTCCAGGATGGTGCCGGTGTAGTCCCAGTCGTCGTTGGAGACCTCGCGCATTCCCGAGACGAGGTCGCCCCAGATTCCGCCGTTTGCCTGAGTGGTGGTGCCGATCGTGACGGACTTGGTCGTCTCTGCGAGGTAGTCCGGGAAGGGGCCAGTGGCGCCCTTCATCGTGCGGCCGTGGATCGCCGCCCGGTCGAAGGCGCGGGCGAAAGCGGTCGGAAGGTCGCGCTGCAGCTGCGTCCACAGCCCTGCGGCGTTGGACTGGACGACCTCCATCGCGACCGGGATGAGGACGGCGATCTTCTTGCCGCTCATGGTCTTGATGTCGACGCCGCCCGTGCCGAGGGGCTTCCGGCCGGCCTGCTCGACCCAGTCAGCCGTCGGCACGTCCAGCGGCACGGGAACCGCGGTGGTCGCGGACATCGACAGCGGGACTCGGCGGGCCAGCGACATGATCGCGGACTGTTCGACCGACTTCTCGAAGATCGGGCCGGTAAGGGTCGGGGGGAGGAACGTCGCATCGACGTCACTCAGCTTGATCGGGTTGGTCGCAACCATGGAGGGCTACCTCTCTCAGCGGCCCTTCAGGGCCTTCTGCATGAGTCCGGCGAAGATGTCGCCGGGATCTGACGGGGTTCGGTTGCCGTTGCCCGAAGAGCCCTGGGTCAGGTCCGGTGCCGGACGGCGAGGCCCGTTGTCGGCTGGCTTGGCCCAGTGCGGTTTGCGGTTCAGCAGGTCCTCGAGGTCGCGCTTGATGCCGTCGTTGTCGATGGCGCCGTCAGCGTCGACGTAGGAGGTCAGGTCCAGAGCGCCGGCTGCGTCCTCCGGGTCCGCGAAGCTCTTGGCAGCGAGCGCCTCGACCTTGGCGGCCACGGCGGTACGGACCGCCTTCGCGGCCCGCTCCTGCTCCCTGGTGAGCTGTTCGGCGAGGCGCTCCTGCTCCGACTTCTGAGCGTCTTCCAGCTCCTTCGCCTTACGGGCGAGGGGCTCCAGCTCCTTGTTCTTGGTCCGGTAGGCCGCGGACTCCCTGCGGAGCCTCTCGATCTCCTTGCGTGCCGCCTCCGGGTCCGACCAGGGATCCGCCTTCCCCTGTTCCGCCTCCGGGGCGGCCTCGGGCTGGGCTGTCTCCTGCTCGACCTGCTGGGTCTCTTCGGTTTCGGGCATGACTCTTAGGCCCTCCAGGGGCTGGGAAGGCCGCCGCCGGGACGGCCGATGGGTTGGTCAGTGAGCGGTGGGCAGATGCCCGTGCTCGGCGAGCGCCTGCCGGAACCGGCGCAACTGGTCGCCCGAATAGGGCGCCGCGAACTCGCGGTACAGCCGCTCCCACTCACGTGCGTGATCGGACAGCTCGAAGCGCTGCCCCCTGAACACCGGGACCACGCCGCAGTGACAGCCGTCGTGGGCCCGGAAGCCGGCCGTGTCCTGCTTGTAGACCGCCCCGCGGATGGCGAGCATTTTGCAGAACGAGCAGGCACCAAGTGCCGCAGCTCGAGCCCAGGCTGTCGCCTGCCGGTCCCGGCGTACCGCCTCCTGGACGGTGCCCCGGCCCTGGTCGACAACCAGCTTCTGCGCCACCTGTTCGGCCTTCTTCTCCGCCTGCTCCAGGCGGACCTCCAGGGGCTGCCGCTGCGCTTCAGTCGTGCGCGGATCATCCGGGTCGCGCTCCCAGACGTCCTTCGTCGCCCAGCGGAGACTGTTCTCCACCTGCTCTTGTGGCGGCGGCCCTACCAGCGGCACCGTGAAGCGGCCGGTCACCCGGGCTGCTACGCGTTCCGCCTCGTAGTAGTCCGCGGCCAGCGAGGAAGAGGCGGCGCCGTACTGGTCCACCAGGGCGCGGATTGCCGAGATCCAGTCTGGGATCGTCGACTGCAGCCGCGACGGGATGATGATGCGCCGCAAGCCGCGCATGTCCCGCAGCAGGAGCCGAGACAGGCCGCGCTGGGCGCGGCGCTGCCGGTCCGCTGACGAGTCGCCATCAGAGATCAAGGTCGCCATCGTCGACCTCCGGCTCATCGTCCGGCTCGGTCTCCTCGCCGACGTTACTCAAGGACGCCAGCAGCTGCCGGCCCTGGGCTCGGCGACGATCCGCTGCTACTCGCTGCCGCTGATCCTCGGTAAGGCCGGCCATCTCCAGAAGGACGTCGGAGTCGGCCGGGATGATGCCCGCCTGGGCCAACTTCACCGCGGCGTCGGTCTGCGCTGCGATCGTCGGCGTTGCGGGGTTGCGCCACACCGTCTCGATACGCCGCGCCTTGTCCGGCGGCTCACCATCTCGCACCCACAGCGCCAGCCGCATAGCCTCGCGATGCGTCGCGCCGAAGCGCCGGATGCGCCGCTCGGCCTTCTTCACCAGCATCGCCTCCGACGACCGGATGGCATCCGCGGAGGCGGGGTTGTCGCTGGTGTAGCCGAGCATGTGCGGCGGCAGCCCGAGCTGAGTGGCCATGATCCGCGCATACAGATCGATGATCTTCGTCTGTCCGGACGGATCGTGAGCCGGGAACGTTCCGACGGTCGGGACCTGCCCGTCTTCATCCCGCTCAAGCGCCAGCACTCGACCGATGTAGGTCTCCCAGGCGGACTTGGCGTTGCCCTCCGCGTCCTGGAACGCCGACTCCGACGCGCCGAGAATGTAGCGTGCCGGAGCGCCGAAGAACTCGGCCTGTACCTCGATGCCCATCAGCCGTCGGCACGCCGCGTCCGTGATGGACATGACCTCGGGCGTGATCTCGCTTTTGCCGACTCGGTCGGCGGTGCGCTGCCGGTTCGCCATCCGCAGCACCGGGGGCATCCCGAGCCCGTGCATGTCCCGGTCGATGACCTCCCAGCCGCCCGACTCGCTCTCCACCGCGTAGATCGTCTGCATCGGCAAGTACAGCGATACGAGACGATCGTCCGGCGAGAGACCGAAGTCGAAGCGATCCTGGCACTCCCGCAGCCCGTACAGAGGCATCCGCAGCCGCGCATCCCACATGAGGGTCATGTCCAACGGCGACTCGAACGTGATGATCGGCGGGGCGTCAGGGTCGTCCGCCGAGCCGACCGTCACGTACTCGCGACCGTAGGTCAGAGCGTCCAGATGGGCCAGGCTCGCCTCGTCGTAAAGGTCATTCGCCTGGGCAATGTCTTCCAGCTCAGACGAATCCGCCCCGTCCGCCCAGCGGAACGCCTCCAGGTCCAGTCGCTGCTCCAGCGCCTCGACACCGATCCGCGGCCAGCCGATGACCGTGTGCAGGCCCTTCAGTTGCGGCGGGATGCTGATCCCAAGGTCGCGGACCAGCTGCTCGCCGTTGAAGTACGCGTCCAGCAGCTCCAGCTTGAACCGCTGCGACAGCAGATCCGACCGGAGCATCGTGAGAATCTGCAGCTCGTCGTCCGACAGGCCGATCAAAGGCAGGGTGGGGGTCGTCACCGCAGCACCACCACCCTCCCGGAGCGGGCTCGCTTCTTCTTGCCAAGCCCCTTAGCGACAGCGTCGACACGGCACTGCCAAGCAAGAACCGCAGCCACGGCTGCGTCGATCTTCCTCGGCGACTCGGGGTGCTCCTTGGCGATCTGGATGCCCGATCTCGACTCGCGCCGCCGGGCGTTCAGGACGTGCCGGGTCAGGACGCTCGAACCGTCATGCGACAGCTCCCCATCCACGACCGACGAGCGGAACTTCTCCAACGCCCGCACGATCAAGTTCGACCGACCACCCGTCATCCACCACTCGATCGGATGCTGCAGAGTCGACTTCACCTTCAGGCGCCTGCCGTGCTTGGCCTCCCACGTTGCGACGTGCGACTCCCACTTCGCCGGGTCGGCGTACATGCCGACCACCTTGTAGGTGCGGAATGCGTCCTCGACGGCGGCCAGAACTTCCACCGTCGGCACCTGCCAGTCTTCGCCGAATGGGCCGTCCGGCTGCTCCCAGCAGCCGATCAGGAACAGGTGTCCGTCCGAGACGCGGCAGCCCACCAGCGCGGTCGCGTCCGTCACGCCCCGCGAACGGCGGCGGGAGCCGTCGAAGCCCATGACGATCTCCTCGCCAAGCCCCACGACCTTGTCCGCTGCGGCCACGCCAGCCCACTCAGGCTGCGAGATCCACGAGTCCGAAGCGTGCGTGATCTGGTTCAAATAGAAGCGACGGGCGTCCTGCGGGTGCGTAGCGGGGTCCCATACCTCAGCTGCGATCCGCTCCAAGTCCACCCAGCCACCGGCAACGTCCGCTGAATCGCCGTACACGTAGCGCAGGCCGGCAAGCAGCGACTCCCTGTCAGCCATGTCAGTGCCGGCGTCCGCCTCGCGATGGTCGTACAGCAGGCCGTCGTCCTTCGCGCGGCCTTCCACGATCCGCTTCCAGTACTCGGCGGAATCCTCAGCGACGCTGCCCTCGCCGGGCAGATAGGCGTTCGGTGACTCGATCGAGCTGCCGTTCGTCTTACCCAGGTTCCGGCGCAGCGTTGCGGCAAGCTTCACTCCGCCGTTGGACGGCCGCCATTCCTCCGTCTGGTCCAGCACACAGAAGACCGGCCGGTTGCCCTCCCGGGACGTGGCCGCGCTGGTGACGAACTCGATACGCCCCTTGGGTAGGTTCACGAAGGTGTCCAGCGGCTCCAGGCCTCTGTACTCGTCGATCGCCGGCCCCTCGCGGAGCATTTCAAGGAGGGGAGCCCAGGCGTTCCTGGTCTGGTCCTCGCTCACCGCCGCCAGCTGCACCCAAGGCGTCCGCAAGTCGCCCCATGGGCGCCCTACAGGCTCACCGTCTGCGTCCCAGCCGTCTGGCACCACCGGAGCCAGGGCCTCGGCACAAGCGATGGCGGCGAGGACAGGGCTTTTCCCCAACCCTTCGGCCGGGACAAGACGCCGCGCCGATACCTCCTTCGCCCTGTCCTCGGATCGATCGCGTAGAAGTTCAGGATGAACTGAGCCTGCTCACGAGTGAGGACCAGCGGCTCGAACTCCGTTCGGTCCGGAGCCGCCAACATCTCGCCCATCCAGTCCAGCACCGTGTAGCCCAGAGTCGGCAACTCCCCTGGATAGCTAGGACCCCGCCACGGCATCGCCACCCCCAGGAAGAACCTTCAGGTCCGCGTACCGCTGTTTCGACGAGCTGACGGCCGGCCGCTTACTGTCGGCCTCGTCAGCTTGGGCGAACTGCATGCGCAGTCGGGCCCGGTCCTCCGGGGTCGCTCCGAACTTCGCCACCCGCAGCCTTAGCTCGCCGGCCGCGGAAATTTCGCCCGACCAGAACCGGGCATGCACCAGGGCCGTGTCCAGGAGGAAGTCCCAGTCCGTCGAGGAGAAGTGTTCGGCCTGGGGGCTCGCCTTCCACATCTCCCACCAGTCCAGTGTCCGCTCGGGCCAGGGGATCTCGACAAGCTCACCCTCGACACGGACCTTGAAAGGCGGAAGCTCAGGAGGCTCGGCCTGCTCGAAGCGAAGAACGGTCTGCGGCACCGGGTCCCGGTTGGCCCGAGCCCGGCGCGCAGGGTCCTTCGGCTGAGGGCCGCGGCCGGCCATGACCACCACCACCCTCCAAGATCACGAATTCCCCAGACCCGTAGC